TATACTTATAACCGTTAAAATTTTTATTACTAATTTTTTTAGCTTTTAATCTAACTTCTTTTCTATCAGCTGATATGGTGTCTATTTCATATTTAAAATTAGTTAAAAATAATTGTTCTGCGGCATCTGGATTTGATGAATACTGTTCTTCTGTTCCAGCATAAATTCTTTTTTCATCTGTTATATAAATGTTACTTGCATCATCATTTACAGAATATATATCACCTTCTAATCCTGATTTAGTTCTTATTAATACAACATCTTCACTTCCAGCTAAGTTTCTTATAAACCTATATCGTATTTTAAATTCACCTGTTTCAAAACCAAATGCAGATAAATGAGAACCTGGTTTTAATTTTAATTTATCGTCTATAATTTCAATTCCTGATTGAGCAACACTAAGGTCTTTATAATCAATTAAAGTATCTGATAAATCTAATAATTCAACTAATACACGATCTTTACCAGCAATAGTACCCCAGTGACCATTTTCGTATGGTTTACCGCCTACTATCTTTGTTTTACCCTTCAGTATTTTTAACTTATCTTCAGCTTTTAATTGACTTGACATTATAATTCTCTGAATTGTCTGTCTATTACTTCGTTTATTGAATCGTCATCTTTTAATTGATCTACAATCTTTGAAACAAAAAGTTCTGTTGTTTCATCTTCATATAATTTATTTGTATAAGGATTTTCAAAAAGAAGTATAGTTCCATTTTCATCTCTTGTAATTAAATTACCATCATATGAAGATCCAGAAATAGCTATTTCTGTTTGAATCATACTTCTTCGCTCTAAGTAATCTTGTTCATCTCCATCTACCAAATTCTGATAGAATGGTAATTCTTTTAATTCTTCTTTACTATATGGCATTTTATCTAACTACTTTAAATGTGAAATTATCATCAAAATATTGAACAGTTTCATCAATAGTACCACTACCACTAACCATTTTAAATTCGAATCTATAATACCTTTCTGCTTGAAAAGCGTTTAACCACATATTAAAATAGTTACCTGATGAGTCACAACTAATAAGTGAACCAGTTCCAAATGGTATTATTACATCTTCTGTTTCCGCATCTTTTACGGAGTAGTAAAAACCATCACCAGAACTTTGTGATATTGGTAAAAACTTTGTAGTTAAAAAAGGTGAAGATGTAGAAGAATATGTTTTAGTAGGATACCTACCTCTTCCCGAAACTCTAAATTTTACTTTTGATGTTTCCTTATATTTGTCTCTGATATTTTTCATATAAACTACCAAATCTTCTAATTCAGAACTATCTAATGCAGTTAATGAACCTGTAGAGTATTTAGCATCAGCCCATTCTACTTCTAATTTTGGTGGATATATAGTATTGGTTTCTCTAGAAAAGAAAGAAAAATTACCTAACCTGTCATTACTACCTTCATCACCTGAACCAGTAGCACTCCCATCACCTATACTTCCTGTTCTTTTAATAATAAATCCTTCATTTGGAAATGTGCGATTTAACCAACCATTTACAATTGGAGTTACATCCATTCTGATATCTTTAATATCATAATTCAACGATTGTGAAGCATATATGGTATTATAATAAGCACCACCTTGAAAATAAGAACCAGACTCACTGCCCGATTCAGGTCTCCAATAATCTTTATCATTTGCACTTGTTCTGAAATCCCAACTTGAACCTTCACTTGTAACAGGCACATCTGAACTAAATCCGTCGCCTGGTACCCAACTTTGACTGATAGGATAAGCCCATAACGATTGACTAGTAGCTAAATCTGTAGAGTTAGCATCAAAAAGATTAAGATAAAATTTTGGATTTTTTATTGTATTTCTAACCATAGATTGTGATATTTCCGATAAGTCAAATTTCATAAGTATGCGAGATGCTTTAACATTAGTACCATCACCCTTCATATCTTTTCTTACTTCTAGTATTTCATCTAACCCAGCATTCATACTAGCAGATGAAAAATATAAAGTAGTATCCGATTCTGGAAAAATAAAATAATGCATTAGCTATTTCCTCCCGTAGAATCACCCACCACACGACATTCAATATCTATATTTGGGTATTTCATTTCAAATATACTTGGATCCATTGATGGATATACAACTCCTTCTTTAGTAGCACCAACTATATCATATAAATGTCCAGAGTATCCTTGTGATTTTAAATGTTTATTTACAATCTGAATCAATGGTGGTTTTTTATTAGCTCCTAAATCATCTTCTTCTTCTTCAGGCGGAACTACTGCAGAAACCCCATCTACTAAAGATATCTGATAAGCTAAATCTCCCAATACAATTGGCTGGCCAATTTGCCATTTATCAGAATCAAAAAAGGATGTAACTTTTTCTATAGACTGTAAAACTACTTGTTCTTTGTTGTATCCTGATTTAGTTAATATATTAAACCTAACTCCAATATTAATCACATAAGCATTTTTAATATTAATAGCGTCAGTCATCATTCTAAATTGAGTTAGATAAGTTTGTATATTTTCCTTAACTGCTTGATTAACTTTTACTAAAAATCTATTAGCATCATATCCTAAAACATACAAATTCATAGCCAACGGATTTGGTATGATTGAAGGCTTTTGTGGTTCTATATTTATTACCTCTTTCCCATCCAAAGCTCTTTTCTTTTTCTTCTTTTTAGATTTAACACTAACAGTAGAAGGATCTATTTGAGAATCTTGTACTATATAAGCCTTTGCAATATTACCATATTTAGGCGGTAAAGCATATACTCTTGTTATATAATCTGCTTTAGTAACTGCTCTTTGTTGTGCTTGAAAGTAAGCCAATGTGTTATTTTTTACTTCTATAATCTCTTCTGGTCCTTTTCCACCATGAGTTGAGTCTGGATTACTAACTGTTAGTGAAGCTTTTGTAGAATTAACTAATCCACCATTTAATCCAGTTGAATTTAAAATTGTAGTAGAAGATATTATGTTGGTAATAGAATTAGAGTTCACATTATGATTTACACCCCCGCCATATCTGTATGTTACTACTAATGTTGTATTAGATGGCGCTTGTCCGTAAGTCTTAGTGTTTAAGAAATTAGAAGGATCAAATGCAGTATTTAGATAGCTTGGTGAACCAGGTAAAGATGAACCCACATTATTTGGGTTAGGTATAATTTCCTCATCTGGTGAATCAGAGATTCCAGCACCAAATCTTAATTCTGTTTTTCCATCGGTTCTGATAAAAGTTGTAAATCTTCTAGAAGTTTTTAAAAGTTTTAATAAATATGGTGATTGGTCAGCGTACTGAGCTAAATCAGGATCGGTATTTGCATTGTTATCCATATCTTCAAATACAGTATCTTGTGCCAGATAATCAACTGGATACCATTCGTTACCATCATCATCTGTACAACTCATTATTTCAGTAACAACTTGGTTTGAAAGAGCCACACTATCAAATTTAGTGGCCACTCCGAATGTAAAATATTCTGTTGCAATATCTCCACTTTCTATTTTTACTGATTTTTTTAGTAAATAAGTAACAGGTATATTATTAGCACTTTCATAAACTGTTATATCCATTGGATCATAAGAACTTGAAAATTTAAAATTACAATCTTCTACTGTTGAAAAAACTACACCATCAGTAGATTGTAATCTCATCCCACCTTTAATTTCCATAGCATATCTTAAATCAGGCTTTGTAGTAAAATTTTCACCTACTCCTTGTGATAATGCGGGTACAGTCTGAAATACTTCTAATTCACCGGTAGAAGGTGATCCCAATTTAGGTTTATATCCAAAAGACTGAGCCATATTATAAACAGTTCTTTTTTCTTCAGCAAAAGATAATAAACTTTCTTTGAATTGATTGTCTATATAATAAGAAAGAACATCACCGACATAAGATGCCATTTCAATAAACATCATACCTGGTGATGATTCATTAAAATCATTATATGTGTTTGGAAAGTATATTTTAGCAAATTCAATTAGATTAGATTTAAATGCAGAAAAATCTTTATTTAAATATCTAACTTCCTTTGCTGCTTTTTTATTTTGACTATATGGCATTTACATTCTCCAAATTTTAATAAAAACTATTCGTATTTTCGTCAAAGTTATCTTCATATTTTTCACCATCAACATCATACTTACCAAAAGGTGATTCTGGTCCTAAATTTAATGTTATAGATTGTACATTTTGATCCATATTCATTGTAAATTTTAATTTAACAGTTACTCTATTTGATAATGCGTCATGATCACGTTCAGCTTTAATTTCTGCTAATGTTATAAAAGGTAGCCAATTATCCATAGCTTCTCTTATAGCCTCTTCAATTTTATCTTCAATAAGATTATCATCTTGCTCAAAAACTACTCTCATTAAATCACTACCAAAAGTAGGATTTCCTAATCTTTCACCTTTCATAGTTAGTAAAAGATTTTTTATATTATGTCGTGCTTGTTGTAAAGTAGTTTTTGTTTGACCAAAAAATCCTTTTGAACCATGCGATAAAGGTAAACTAATACCTATAAAAGTATTTGGATTTAAATCTTTTTCTAAGTTAGACATTATATTTTTCCATCTTTTTTATCTAATGCTTTCATTACACCTCTGTAATCTTTTGTTAAGTCCTGCATTACATTTTGTACTGCTTCGTTATTAGTATCAGCTCCTATTGCTTGTGCAGTTTGTATAGCAGCTTGTTTTCTACGACTTTCAGCATCACCCATCGTCATATTACCATACCCTATAGCTTCAGCCATTCTTGTACTATCAAAAGTTTTACCAGTCATTGTTGGATATTCTTCATACTCATCAGTTCCAGCATTAGCAGTTTCATTTAGAATATCGTTCAACACAGGATTCTTAGTGTAAGTAACTTCTTTTTTAGGTTTGATTTTTCTTTTAGGTAACACTTCCATTACATCATTTTTAGATGCATTTTCAGTCATAGACTTTATACCTTCTTTAATAAATATCTCAGTTACTTGTTTTTTAACCTCTTGCTTTACTAATTCTCTAATTAGATTTGCAAGTTTGTTTGATTTTGCCATAATTGACTCCTATTTACTATAAATATATAATTTTTAAATTTATCCCTCATCATCAATATCACCTGCTGGCGTTGGTGGTGGTGGTGGTTCTTCTAAATCACTAAAATCATCAAATTCTAATTCTTCTATTTCAAGATCACCTTCCATCTCTATTCCAGTTTCATCAAGCCATTCATTCATTTCTGCTATTTGTTTTCTGTTTTTTGTTTTAAGATAGAATCCAGCAATTGCGTCTTTGATATTATAAACTACTTCACCAGCCTCCCATCTTAATTCATAAGATTTATTTCTAATAAATTTTACTATATTTTTACTGCCATCTACAGTTTTTTGAAACCCTTCTATGATTGCCAGTTGAGCTATTTTTAACGATGCCATAACAGGATTTAAACCTGATGCTATATCATAATAATCATATAATTCCTTATATCT